AAGTGGGTGATTTGGAAAGTATCGTGCTTGATAAGCCAATTGAAACCGATTTTTTAACAGCGAGTAAATACAGCGGAGCTGAATACACAAATCCGCACAAACACAATGATAGCTTATTGCAAAGCGTTGCACTAAAGGAAACAAAATGAAAATTGAAATTAAGAAGCTAGGCCCAAAAGTGATACTACCGGCTTACGAAACAGCAGGTGCAGCGGCAGTAGATTTAAGGGCTAACATCACAAAGCCTATTAAGTTAGATTTAGGTGAAGTGGCAATGATACCGACAGGTATTGCAATAAATATCCATGACGTAGAAGCGGCGGCTCTTATCATGCCGCGCAGTGGGCTTGGGCATAACTACGGTATCAAGCTGGGTAACTCGGTAGGGCTTATCGATAGTGACTATCAAGGTGAGCTTAAAGTTAGTATTAAAAACACAGGCAACGGGCTGTATAAAATATCCCCACAAGACAGGATTGCACAGATGCTGTTTGTGCCAGTAATTCGAGCAGAGTTTGTAGAGGTAGAGGAGTTCAGTAGTAGCACTGAACGTGGCGAGGGTGGCTTTGGGAGTACAGGTAATGATTAGTACAACAGCCTATATTTTAATTAGCACTCTAATTTCACAAGGTAATGTGACACAAAGCACATCAACATTTGCAGACAAAACATCATGCGAATCAGCGGCAGTTAGACAGGACTTTGTTCTTAAATCTATGGGTACTCACTTTACTCGCTGGAATTTAACTTGCCACCCGTACCAACTTAATGAAGGTAAGATATGAAACTAAAAGTTAGTGAGGATGAGCTCTACCCCATATATGATATAGGTGATGGGTTTGGTAAAGAGGTTGAGGTTAGTGAAGTGTTTTATAAAGGGTATACAGAGATAATGGACAAGTTCTGGATTATGCAAGAAGCATTACGCTTGTTATATGACAGCGTACCTGATGAGAAATCTCCTTATACTTTTGGTACTATGCCTGAGTTTACGTGTGATGAGGTGGAGAAAGATGAGTTTGATGAAAGAGGTTTACTGATATATAAAGTAAAAGATAGATACAACTTCTCGTGGGAGGACAAAATATGAAAGTAACCCTAGTGCAAAGCACACCCAATCCCGAAGAACACATCGGGTTACTTGCAGGTATATGCTACGGTAAGACAGGTGAACAATCACCAGAGCAGTGCATCAAACGAGCAGAACACTGCGTAACAAAAGGTCATCTATCTACACTACGCTTTGCTCACGCGACATTCTTGGTTGAGGGCATTAGCCGTATCTGTAGTCACCAGTTTGTTCGCAGTAAGCATTTGGATTTCTTGCAACGTAGTCAGAGGTATTGCAATGAAGGTGATGTCGAGATTGTAATACCCCCATCAATTAAGGGTGAACATAAGACAATAGTTGAAACTGTGTATGCTGAGTTAACTCAAGTATATAAAGATTTAATTGCCGAAGGCGTAAAGAAAGAAGATGCAAGGTTTATCCTACCACAAGGCACAACAACAGAGCTTTTAGTAGTTGGTAACTTCCAAGCGTGGTATGACTTTATAAAACTGCGTAGTGGTAAAGAAGTGCAGTGGGAGATACGAGCAGTGGCTCATGAGATTAACCATCAACTACATAAGATTGCGCCAAACATATTTAAGGAGCTTGAGTATGAATAGACTATGTGAGGTATGTAATCTGGTTAAAGATGAGGTAGCGTTTAAAACAGAAAGTACAATATGTAAGAGATGTGCAGTGGTAGCAGGAGTGCAAGACAGCTTGCAAAGACGCAAGCGCAGGGACGTTAGTTCACTAGACAACAAGATGTGTAGAAAGTTTTTACAACATCATTTAATAAAGCCGACAGGCTGGGAGATGACACTATGAACGACAAACCTAAAACAATTTACGATGCATACACACAAGGGCAATTATACATGGGTGACTCAGTACACGAAGCTAAAAAAGAAGACATGGTTAACGAGCCTCCACACTACAAAAATGGTAAAATAGAATGTATTGTTGCGATGGAAGCAATGCTTACGCCCGAAGAGTTTATTGGGTATCTGCGAGGCAACGCCTTTAAGTATATGTGGCGATACCGAAACAAAGGTAAAGCACATGAAGACTTGCAGAAAGCGCAATGGTACCTGTCTAGATTAGTATTTATACATAACGAAAAATAACATGGCAACAGAAGATGGAAACACAGACCTCGCGTCACTGCATGAGGAGATGATGCGAGATAAACTTATCGCAGTTATTTGCAGAGAAGCTGCACAAATAGATACAACTAACCCCACCGGACTTTGCTGGACGTGCGGTGACTTTATAGGATACAAGAGGAGATGGTGTGATAGAGAATGCGCGGATATATTTGAAGCCGAAACTAAGAAAAACCGGTAGTTTGTGGGTCTGCTACACAGAGTGGAAGTCTATACCCTGTACTGCTTCAACGCCTCAGAAGGCTTACATAAGATGGGTATGCAAAAATGAGCGTACCTAGTTTTACTTATAGTTCACTGAGTAGGTTTATTACCTGCCCTAAGCAGTACGAAGCACACCATGTTTTAAAGTACATACCCTTCGCAGATACCTCAGCTACGCTGTATGGAAAAGACTTACATCTTGCGGCTGAGAACTACATAGGTAAAGGTGAGGCATTACCAGAGCGGTTTATATTTGTTAAGAAGTTCCTTGATACTATCAATAACATCAAAGGCAGAAAGCTTTGCGAATATAAACTTGCAGTGGCGAAGGTAGGCACTGAGTATGAGTTCTGTGATTATGAAGCACCTAATAGGTACTGGCGTGGGATTGCAGACCTTGTCATCGTAGACGCAGATGCTAAGAAAGCGTATATTGTGGATTATAAAACAGGCAAGTCAGCAAAGTATGCAGACACTAAGCAACTAGCACTACTAGCGGCGGCGGTATTCCTAGAATTCCCGTATATTGAGACTATCAAAGGGATGCTACTCTTCGTAGTAGCTAACGAGATGGTTAAAGAAGAATATACATACGAGAATAGATTGGGTATTTTTGATAAACTAGCACCTATATTAGCGCAACGGTCAATAGCCTACGAGACGGGAGTATTTAATCCTATTCCTAACGGGCTATGTCGTCGATGGTGTCAGGCTACACGGTGCATTCATAACGGTAACTATAAGGAGGGGTAATGCCCTACAAAGATAAGAAAGACAGAAACATTAAACGAGAATATGAATTAGAGAAGACTCGCCCTGGGGCGCATGAAGCTAGAATGGAGAGACAACGTGCTCGCCGTGCATATGATAAAGCGGGTATTGACCGTGATGGTAAAGACATCGACCATATTAAAGGCGTTAAAGCGGGTAACGGTAAAGACAACTTGCGCCTGCGAGCACCAGAAGTGAATCGTTCGTTTCAACGCAACAGTGACCATACTATGAAGAAGAACGAACCACCAAAGAAAGCTAAACCTAAGAAGAAATAATATGGAAGTATCCGTAAAGTCAGTGCAGATTATTGCAACGGAGTCTGGTTTACCTGAGAGTTTAGTAGAGCGTCACATAGACGCTCTATGTACCATGACTCTTAGAACGCGTATTAGTGAACGGAAGATGTGCCTAAACAAAGTAAGAGCATGGTACTTTAATAGAAGTACGAATAAGCCTCAGCTATTTGAAGTATTAGAAGATAAATGATTCGCCCCCTTAAGGGGCTGTACGGAGCGACAATGGAAATACAAGTTATTCAAGATAAGGTCTTGTCTATCAAGACCACTAACCCCGATGCTATTACAAGCGTCATTACAAAAAGTAAAATTAAAGATATTGATTTTGGTACAGCAGAGGTATGGGTAAATTTTGGTTTAGGTGAAGCGCATATCCTAAACAATATAGGTATTAAAAATGTACCCTCACCTATTCGCACACAGTACACATGGACAGGGATGTATAAGCCCTTTGACCATCAAAGAGTGACAGCAGAGTTTTTAACGCTTAACCGCAGAGCCTTTTGCTTAAATGAAATGGGTACGGGTAAAACTAACTCAGTTATCTGGGCGGCTGACTATTTAATGAAACTCAGTGTAATACGCCGTGTGCTTGTGATTTGCCCTCTATCTATTATGGATGCGGCATGGCGCAAAGATTTATTTAAGACAGCTATGCATCGGTCAGTTGAGATTGCACATGGTAGTAGAGAGAAGCGTGCTCAGATTATTAAGGGTAATGCAGAGATAGTCATCATAAACTTTGATGGTGTTGAGATAGTAGAGAAGGAGATTGCTGAAG